AGATGGTACTAACAATTATATAGTGGATGCTATTAACACGAGATCGCAATATATTCGAATGGTTACATTTCCAACCGGTATGGGATCTGGTGCTGGTGCTGCAGCAACAACAACAAGTGATATGAAACTAGGCGCGCCAGTTGCTGTTACACTAACTACTGGTGAAAATAGTGATCCTATGGAAGTTGGAGATTTACAGTTATGCTTTGATCTAATTAACGATCCAGCTCAATATTTAATTGATTTTATAATTGCGCCGAGTTTAAATGGTTCAACTGATCACGTTACACTGGTTAATCATTTAACATCAATCGCTGCTCAAACTAGAAAAGACTGTATGGTTTTTGCTTCACCACATAGAACCGGAGTTGTTAATAGTCCAGCAACAGCAAATGCATCTATCTTAACTGGTCTTAAAAACTTAACAAGAAGTTCATATCTTAGCGTAGATAATAATTTCTTAAAAGTGTATGACAAATACAATGATAAGTATATTCACATTCCTGCAGCATCTTCAACAGCTGGTTTATGTGCAGCTACTGATAATAATTTTGCTCCTTGGGTATCACCTGCTGGTACACGAAGAGGACAATATTTTGGCGTAACTGGTTTAACGTATAATCCTAATAAATCTCAAAGAGATCAGCTTTATAGAAATGGCATTAATCCAATAACTAATATGCCAGGAAACGGTATTCTATTATTTGGTGATAAAACACACTTAGATAGACCATCAGCATTTGATAGAATTAACGTTCGTAGACTCTTCTTGGTTATCGAAAGAGCCATTGCAGAAGCTGCTAAAAATATTCTATTCGAATTCAATGACGAATTTACAAGAGCAGAATTTGTAAATATCATTGAACCATTATTGAGAGATATAAAAGGTCGAAGAGGTATTACTGATTTCAGGCTAGTTGCTGACGAAACTAATAATGGCCCTGAGATTATCGATACAAATCAATTTGTAGCAAGTCTCTTTATTAAACCAGCACGGTCGATTAACTTCATCACTCTTAACTTCGTTGCAGTTCGCACCGGTGTTTCGTTTGAAGAAGTTGTTGGTCAGGCTACATAAAGGGATAGGAGAATAAAATGGCAATTTTAGGTGTAGACCAATTTAAAGCTAAATTAGCAGGTGGCGGCGCACGTCCCAATCTGTTTAAAATCACGCTTGCTTATCCAAGAATCATGACTGGTGATGTTGAACTAACATCATTTATGTGTAATGCCGGTAATTTACCAGCATCTACTATTAATCCAGTTACTGTTCCATACCGCGGCAGAATGTTATACATGGCTGGCGATAGAACATTTGAACCTTGGTCAGTAAATATCATTAACGATACTAATTTTGAAGTAAGAAAAAGTATGGAAATTTGGATGAATGCAATGAATGCTCACCAATCAAATACTGGTGTTACTTCACCATTAGATTATCAAGCTGATTTAACTGTTGAGCAACTTGATAAAAACGAATCAACTCTATATACTTACATATTTAGAGGTTGTTTTCCAACAAATGTTTCTGAAATCGCGCTTGCATACGGTAGCAACGATACTGTAGAAGAATTCGGCGTGAGTTTCATGATTCAATACTGGGAAAGTTTCACAGGTGCTGGTAGTGGTCAAAAAGTTACTTCTTAATTGAGTAATAAATAGTACTAATTGAAATGGTGTAGGGGGAAATACTTTCCCCCCTCACTAACATATTTAAAGGATTAATTATGGCAGATGATAATTCAGTTAAGCTTTTTGGTTTTGAAATAAAAAGAGCTGGATCAAAAGACAAAGATGAAAAGTTAAAATCTATTGTCACAGCAAAAGACGATGACGGCGCAGGTTATGTAACTGCATCGGGCGCTGGTCATTTCGGTCAATATGTAGATATTGATGGAAGTGGATCTAAAGACAATTATCAATTAGTAATGAAATATCGAGGTGTAGCTATACATCCAGAATGTGATGCTGCTATTGAAGATATTGTAAATGAAGCTATTGTTATTGATGATGATAGTCCTGGTGTTTCTATAGAATTAGATGAAATTGAAGCCAGTGAAAATATTAAAAAACAAATATCAGAAGAATTCGAAAATATTTTAAGAATGTTAAATTTTTCTGAAGATGGTCATGACATTTTTCGTAGATGGTATGTCGACGGTAAAATTTATCATCACTTAGTTGTAGATCCAAGTAATGAAAAAATGGGCATTCAAGACATTCGTTTTATTGATGCTCCGAAAATGCGTAAAGTAAAAGAAGTTAAAAAGAAAAAAGATCCACTAACAAATGCTGAAGTAATTGAAAACGTAAAAGAATATTACGTTTATCAAGAATCTCCAGGAAAAGGTGGAGCTGGGTCTGTTCATACAGCACAAAATAGACAAGCAGTTAAATTTACTGAAGATTCTATCAGTTATGTCACATCCGGACTATTAGATGAGAAAAGATCAAAAGTTCTTAGTCATTTACAAAAAGCTATTAAGCCAGTTAATCAACTAAGAATGATGGAAGACTCGCTTGTCATTTACAGACTTGCTCGAGCACCAGAAAGAAGAATTTTTTATATCGATGTAGGTAACCTTCCAAAGGGTAAAGCTGAAGAGTACATGAAAAATATCATGGCTAAATATCGTAATAAATTAGTATACGATGCTAATACTGGTGACTTAAGAGATGATCGTAAACATATGTCAATGCTTGAGGATTTTTGGTTACCACGCCGTGAAGGTAATAGAAGTACAGAAATTTCTAGTCTTCCAGGTGGAGATAATCTAGGACAGATTGACGATATTATTTACTTTCAGAAACGATTATATAAAGCTTTAAATGTTCCATTACAAAGATTAGATCAAGAAAATAATGGTTTTAATATTGGAAGATCAACTGAAATTAGTAGAGATGAAGTTAAGTTTCAGAAGTTTATAGATAGACTGCGCAACAGATTTTCACATCTATTTCTTAAAATCCTGAAGAAACAGCTAGTTCTTAAAAAGGTTATAACTGAAGCTGATTGGTCAAAATGGGAAAGAGATATTCGAGTTGATTATAATAGAGATAATCATTTTGCTGAATTGAAAGAGTCTGAAATATTAAAAGAAAGAATACAAACATTAGATATGGTTAGTCAATATGTAGGTGAATATTTCACAAAAGACTGGGTTATGAAGAATGTTTTAAAATTATCTGAAGAAGATATGAAAGAATTAGAAGATAAAGTTGAAGATGATCAAGAGGATCTTGTTAATCAACAAGGTATGGCAGCACAACAAGAAATTGAAAGGCAAGCCGCTCAGCCGCCACCCGCTCCTGAACCAGAGCCTGAAGCGGCTCCGCCTGCGCAAGGGCAAAATATAACCATTACACATAAATCTGCTAAATAAACAGGTTTAAAATTTTAAAATGTATAAATACAAGTAAATAAGTGGAGAATACAATGGACGATGAATTTGAAAATGAATATGAACTAAATGACGAAAATCATGAAGTTGAAGAGCCTGAAATTAATCCAGTTGAAGCTATTGTAGCTTCGGTTGACGAAGAAGATTATAGCACTGCTAGTGACATGTTTGCTAGTGAGCTCAATAATAGGTTAAGTGCTGCTATCGAACAGAGTAGAATTGATGTAGCATCTAGAATGTATGATAACGAATAAGAAGAAAAATTTATGATTAAGTTTAAAGAATTAAAAGCTAATTTACATGAAGCTACTAGCGTAGTAAAAAAGTTTAAGATTGACCGCAAAAACGTGGTCATTCAAAAACTTGCTCATAATAAATTTAAAACTTTAATTGACGGTGACGAGCTTGATACATATTCAAATGAAAAAGAAGCTATTGCAATGGCTAAAGAATTCATTAAGCAGTACAAAGGTAGGTAGCAAATGTTTAGTAATAATAATGAAAAACGACTTACGACATATGCTTCTTTGCTGCAAAATATAAGAGAAGACAAAGATGTAAGTAGTCTTCATGTATCGGTATATAAAGAACATACAGACGCTATTAATAAAATTCATAGTAAGTATAAAAATAGTGAAGGCATGCATAGCGAAAAAGAAAAGAAACATCTGAATGCTCTTAGTACCCATCATAATGAATTATCCAAGTTTCATACAGGTCTTGCGAATGTGCACGGATTTATAGGTGACAAAGAAAAAAGTAGTGAACACAATATGATTGCTGCACAACATACAGGCCTATCAGGTGATGTAAACCCAGGTCGAAGCTTGGCAAGTCAAAAAAAGAGTTTTTTTCACAAAGCTGATCACGGTGAAGCAGCTGAAAAAATATCAGATCTTACTAAGCGTGGTCACAACGCTATTAAAGGAAGATAAAGTGGCTTGGGTAACAATGACAAATAACACTGGTTATCAATATAATAATGCGCCAGCAGATCCTGGTACAACTACTTTTAATAAGCGTTCGCGTAGAATATTATGGTTAAAGCAAACAGGCGGCGTTCGTACAGAAGAAAATGGACATGAAGTTTATACTAATGTACGTAAAGTTACTACTCCTGTTAACACCATTGACATTGGTGAAATGAGTAAAACTTGGTGGGATGGAAGAACATAAAAATGATTAAAAATAAAGGCCATTAAAATGAAAACATTTACTAATTTTATAAATGAAGTTAATGAGGCGGCGAAGTATCCACTTCGCAATCACCCCCACGACGCCGAATTGAGTCGTAGAGACATTAAGCATGTGAAAAATTTCGCAGGGCGACAAGAAATACACCATGAAGACCGTGCATATCAACATGAAAAGGATGCAGAGGAGTTTCCTACAGAAAGTGAAGCTCATTATGCACATCGTGAAGCTGCAGCTTTTCATTACAGTGCTGCAGATCATTATGCAAAATTAGGTAAAAATCCTCAGTCAGGTCATGATCAAATGGGTGGTAAAAGAATGAAGCGTCCAACTGAAAAGGCAAATGATGCATCAAAAAAAGCACATGCAGCAGCAGACATGCATGTACCACATAATGCAGATGAAGACGACGGTATTGAATATCGTGTAGGTTAAAATAAGGTAAAAAAAATGAAATTAATTGCAGAATACCAAGATCAAGAAATATCTTATATGACAGAAGCTACCGAAAACGGTGGAAAAAATCATGTAATTGAAGGTATTTTCGCACAAGCTGAAAGCAAGAACCGTAATGGTAGGATTTATCCAAAAGCTATTATGGAAAAAGCTATAGATAAGTATAATAAAGAACAAGTAATTCCTAAGAGAGCAGTCGGTGAATTGAACCATCCAGATGGTCCCACTGTAAACTTAGACAAAGTATCCCATCGCATTACCGAACTAAATTGGTCCGGTAATAACGTGATGGGTAAGGCACTTATATTAGACACTCCAATGGGGCAGATCGTTAAAGGTTTACTCGATGGTGGCGTTCAACTAGGTGTATCAACTCGTGGTATGGGAAGTCTAGAGAATCGTAATGGAACCAACTATGTAAAAGAAGATTTTATGTTAGCAACGGTTGACATTGTTCAAGATCCATCCGCCCCAGACGCTTTCGTTAATGGCATTATGGAGGGGGTCGACTGGATATGGAACAATGGTGTGATAGAAGCTCGAGACATTGAAAAGATTGAGACTGAAATTAAGAAAGCTCCGCGATCGAGATTGCAAGAAACGCAAACTCGTGAGTTTAAGAATTTCCTCTCGTTGCTTAAATAATAGAGGAGTCAAAACATGACTGATCAAAATTACGAACAGGATGGCTATGACCTCGATGAAGCAGCGGAAGTTGTGGATGAGGCTAAGGCACCAAAAACAAAAGGCGACGCGAAAGCAGTAAAAGTCGACAGCACCTTAAAATCAGGTGATAGTACTGTTGACCCAGCAGCTGAAGCAAAAAAGGGTTCCGGTGGAACTAAAGCAAACCAAGCTAAGAATGGTGACACATCAGGTCAAGACCCGATGCAAAAACCAAATGCTGGAACTGGATACATGAAAATGGAAAATATGACTAAGTTGGCAGCTTTGCCGGCCGATGTTATTAATACATTGTATCAAGAAGCATTTGGCGAAGATCTAGACTTAGATGAAAGTAACGAAGAATTAGTAGAATATAACTTTGATGACGATCTGACTGCTTTGGTTGAATCCGAAGCAACTCTTTCAGATAGTTTTAAAGATAAAGCTTCTACAATTTTTGAAGCTGCTGTTAATTCCAAAATTATGGAACAAGCTGCAGATATGGAAATGGTTACTGCAACTCTTATCGCTGAAAAAGTAGAAGAGCTAGAAGAGCAATATGCCTCTGAAATCTCTGAAGCTGTTGTCGAAGCACGTGAAGAGCTTGTCGAAAAAGTCGACGGTTACTTAAACTACGTTGTTGAAACATGGATGGAAGAAAATAGACTGGCTGTTGAAACTGGTCTTAGAACTGAAATCGCTGAAACATTCATGGGAAGTCTGAAAGACTTGTTCACTGAATCTTACATCGAAGTTCCAGAATCCAAAGTTGATCTTGTTGATGATCTTGCTGAGCAGGTAATTGCTCTTGAAGAAAAACTCAATGAAGAAACTGCTACTATCTTGGAAATGAGATCCTACACGCAAAATCTAGAGCGTCAGGCAATTATTGCTGAAGCTTCAAGAGATCTTGCTGGAACTCAAGCCGATAAACTAACTAAACTTGCAGAATCAATTGATTTTGAATCATCTGAAGCATTTTCTGCTAAAGTAGATACTCTTGTAGAATCTTACTTTTCAGAACAACCTCAAGTAGAAGTTGAAACTTCTACACCTAGTCAATCAATCACCGAAGCTAATGATCTCGATGATGACGAGGAAGTTGTAACAAGTGCACGGATGGATCAATATCTAACTGCAATCAGATCAAATAACTAAGGAGACAAAAAGATGTCTAACACATACAAATCTCTCACTGAAAAGTGGGCACCCGTCCTGAACGAAGCTTCAGCTGGCGATATCGGCGATAGCTACAGACGTTCTGTAACTGCTGTTGTTCTTGAAAACCAAGAAAAAGCTCTGCAAGAAGCACGTTCTGCTCAGCAAGGTTACTTGACAGAAGATGCTCCAGGCAATAGCACTGGTTCTATCGACAAATGGGATCCAATCCTTATTTCGCTCGTACGTCGTGCAATGCCTAACATGATGGCATATGACGTCTGTGGTGTTCAGCCAATGACTGGTCCAACTGGCCTGATCTTTGCGATGAAATCACGTTATGGTAAAGGTGCAACTTCTTCTACAGAAGCTCTGTTCAACGAAGCCGATACTAAGTTCTCTGGCGATTCAGCTGGCGGCGCAATGCCTGCTGATGGTTCTGGTCTCGGAACTACTGATGGTACTGCTGGTACTGCAACTACTCTGGACGATGAGCGTACAACCACTATTAATGGCGGTATGATTACGCCAAATGGTGAAGGTCTTGGAACTACTGGCGTTCAGCCAGCTTCTGCTTTCAATGAAATGGGTTTCACCATTGAGAAAGCAACTGTATCAGCCAAAACACGTGCATTGAAAGCAGAATATTCGCTTGAACTCGCACAGGATCTGAAAGCAATTCACGGACTGGACGCTGAAAGCGAACTGGCCAACATTCTTTCAACTGAGATTCTTGCTGAAATCAACCGCGAAGTAATTCGTACAATCAACAGCCAAGCTAAAATGGGTGCATCTACTGCTCAAACCGCAGTAAATGGTATCTTCTCGTTGAAAGACGATGCTGATGGTCGTTGGAGTGTTGAAAAGTTCAAAGGTCTGATGGTTCAAATCGAACGTGAAGCTAACGCAATTGCAAAAGAAACTCGTAGAGGTCGTGGTAACTTCATCATTACTTCTTCTGATGTCGCTTCTTGCTTGTCCGCAACTGGTATGCTCGATTATGCACCAGCTCTGAAAGACACATTGACTGTTGACGATACTGGCAATACTTTTGCTGGTGTTCTTAACGGACGTACCAAAGTCTATATTGACCCATATGCAACTGTTGATTATATCACTGTTGGATACAAAGGTACCAATGCTTATGACGCTGGCCTGTTCTATTGCCCATATGTACCGCTGACTATGGTCCGTGCTGTTGGTGAGAATGATTTCCAACCACGTATCGGGTTCAAAACTCGTTATGGCATGGTTTCGAATCCATTCGTTGATACAGGCAACATGCAGGGTCGTGATGGTCTTGCTGCTGTAAAAACCAACCAGTACTACAGAATCTTCCGCGTTGATCACATTCTTGACGCAGCGTAGAATTAATTAAAAATAAGGAGGGGATTAAACCCCTCCCAACTAAGCTCCACTTCGGTGGGGCTTTTTTTTTCATTTTTTTCATAAAAAGTGAAAATAAGCCTTTACATTTGCTAAAAACTAGTTTATAAAGGTATTAACAAAGGAGACTACCAAATGAAGCAGATCATCTCAAACCTAGAAAAAGTCTTTACTGATCTTGATAAAAAATTCATTGATGGTCAAATCGAATGGGCCTTAGGGCGGAAAGCAGCTCTTAAAGAATGGCGTATGGATAACATCCTTGGTTATCACTATAGCGCAAAAACAAACGAAGGTTACAAAAATTGGAATAACGATAGCTGGGGTTTCTACGAAGAAATGTTTCGGATTTGTGGTGGTAAAGGTCATTATAACACACTTTCTCAAAATAACGATGCAGGAATTGCTCAGGTATTTGAAAAGAACTGCAAAAGAACAATCGAATCAAGAAATGCTAAAGTAGCTCAAAAGCTAGAAAAATTCGGTATCACAGAAGTTAAAGACTCAAATATTTCTAAAACCTCAGACGGTTTTCACGGAGTTTTTAATGTAGAAACAGACAAAGGAAACAAGCGGATTGAAATCGATACAATCTTAGCTGGCGGATATAACATCCAATGTCTTCACCTTCGTACTCTAGTAAAAATGAAGAAATAATAAGGATATACACTATGTGGACACTCAGAGGACAATTCAGCGTTAGGCAATTCGATGAAACTACAGGAAAACCTAGAACTGAAGGTCCTCTTGAGTGGTCTGCAATAACAGTCGACACTCAAGAGGAAGCTGAAGAATGGTGGAAATGTAGAACTAGCACTAATTGCAAAGTCAGTAGAGTTAGTACAATGTTTGATCCACATGGTAATGTTGTTAAAGTATCATTTAATTAATTATAGCTTAGCTATAGATTTTAAATGTAAACGAATTCGTTCATTTCTATCATCTATTCCTTTTTGCACTGCCAGTTGGTATTCAGCAAGTAACTCTGCAGTTGATCCTTCTTCTGGTTTTGCAAATGGCTGAGTAAGGTATGCATCAAAAGGAATATCAGTATTAATTTCTGTTATAGTTTTAGATTCGTAATGATTTATCCAATATACCGTTCCTCTGAGATCAGGCCCTATAGTCCAAGCAGATCCGTCCCAAACTGCACATTCTTTATCTGATAGATCTGGAATAGGAATTGTAGTTGCGTGGGCTGGAATACGATCATTGCCTCCTAAAGGACATGGTTTTGCAATAGTTGTATTGGTATATACCTTAGTTTTTTTATCATAATTATATATTAATGTCATAATTAATTCCTTATATTTTAATACAGTACATCACTTCAACGTCATTGATATAAGTATCTCTAAAATCTGGAACATTAAAGGTGTTAGTACCATCACCCATTCCGTGTTTAGTGCCAATCGCAGAAAACAAATTTAAATATAATTTTCTATCGATACCTGAACCATCACATTCTAGCCAACCTTTGGGTTCTAGGCCAACTGAGAAAGTCATAATACTACCTGATGGAAGATTAATATTTTCAATTGATTTAGTATTGCTACTAATATTCTCTGCATTAGTAGCAATATTTTTTGTATTAATAGCAATATTTTTAATATTATTATTAATATTAATTATTGCTTTGTTTAATTTTAGTACCGTTACAACTCCGTTATTAGTCATTGTAACATCACCAGACAACGAAGCTGCAGTAAATCCTGCTCCGTTATTAATTAAAATTTGAGTATCTAATAGCATTTTAGATGATGCATCACCAGCTGCAGCATCATCTCTAACTAAAACCGAATTAGCATCCATATCTTGAATTTTAGCATATGTGATTTCATCATCTGGAATTTTGACTGCTGTTATTGCATCATCTGCAATCATTTCATTAAAAACTTGAGTTTCTGTTATAATTCCATTTGCAGTTGAACTTCCAAGAACAGTATTTGCAACAGAGATATTTTGTATTTGAGAATAAAATACTTTATCATTATGTGTCATTGATCACCTTTATTTACATAATTAATTATTCAGGTTTATCTGGCCAAGTTACATTTGTAGGAAAACCTTCTTGCGCTGGCAAATCTCTCAATGCTTGTCGATAAGTGCGCCACTCATCTGTTATGCGGTCAGCTAAAGCCATGTAGTCAGACGCCACTAGTAATGCATCCCGATCCGCTCGTACTTGTATTGCGTTTGCTACCACA